AGAAAAATATGAAATTAGATATCCTGGTGACCAATCTTTAATAAGTCGTACTCAAGGTTATTTATATGATAAATGGCCTGAAATTGAATTTGTTGAAGAATTCATTAAAGGTTTGACTGAGAGAGACCCCGAAAGAAAAGAAATCGGACCGACAACAAATGAGGTATTAGATATTAAACGTGCATCTATTAATGCTATTGAGTTTCCAATAACCAATCAAGTTTATAGTAATAAAGAGGAAGTTAAGTTCTTTTATGAGATTTACGAGAGATTAATTTATTTAGTTAATTTTTCAAAAATTACTCGAGCAAACAATACTAACTCTACTGCTGACGAAATATCAAATGTTTTAGCCGAGTTTGAAAGTGGTAATCTTTTGGATAGTTTGGGTGTAAATAGTCCATTCATAATTATGAAACTTAAAAATTTGGGTTTCAATGCTCAAACTTTTCCTTTAATCCTTAGACAAATATCTAATGGTGGTATAGGAGAAAGTTGGCAAAATTATATCAGAGGAATTTTCAATACAAAATATATACGTAATCAAATTTCTAATTCTAGTTTCGAATTTATTAAAAGTTCTGATTTTATTAGTAGAGCTACTGAACCTCAATTATCAATTGTTGACGAAGACAAACTACAAAATTTTATTGATGATTCTACCGCAGGTAATAAAGTTGATTTTACTGACACTTTTCCATTTACAAATTTAAATTGGTGTAAAAATAATTTAGCTAATGGTGTTGGTGTATCCACAGTTAATCAAGCTATGGATACGAAAGATGTTATATTTTATAATAAAAATAAAAAAGTTATAACTAATTTTAACCAAGATACGACCTTTAACCAAATCAGACCAATTACACACTTTGTTTTTCAAAATGTTAGTGAACCATCAGTAACGGAAGATAATTTAAAGACATTTTTACAAAGTAGAACAACTGATTATAAGTTACAACTTATAACTGAAGGTAATGTTGATTATTCAAATTATAATGGAAATTTAGGTTTGGCTAATCAAACATCTTCTATGTTTAATACACCATACTTTACCAACTCAATACAAGAAGCAATACAGAAGTTTAGGAATGGTGACCCCTACCCTTTTACTGTTCCCGCTTACTTGTTTTTGAATAGTTTACCATTAGCAACACCCAAAGAAAAATATAAAAGTTGGGACTTTGGTGAAGAAAAAACATTGAGTTATATTTTTGCAAGTTTAAAAAAATATTCGGGTGTTCACAAAGTACCATACGCATGGTTATTAAAATTAGGTTCTGTTTGGCATCGTTATAAAAAATATGTTGAAAGTACAAATAACTTTGATATATTGGATAACTCTTGGAAAAACTTTAATAGCTTAGTAAATTATGACCCAGTTACATCAGCAGCAACTAAAACATATAGTTTGACAATTAATAATGCAAACGTTGACATAGTATTAGAAGACATCAATACAATCGGTGTGGGGACTGGTACAACTACTTCCGTAATTATGAATGTTGGATTTTATCCAAAATTAATAAATGACTTTAACGTTTTTTACCAAGGTTATGAAATAATAAAAAGTAACCAACAAATAAATGGTATTGCGAGAGTAACTGGTGGTACAATATTAACAATTTCATCGGTTAATATTGACCAAATAGTTGTTGGTAATATTTTGGGTGGAACAAGTTTTTTAGCTGGTACTACAATTTTATCACAAATAAATGGAACACCTGGTGGTGTTGGTCAATACACTATCAATTTACCACAATCAGTTAGTGACTCAAACTTTTTTATAACTAATTCTCAATCTATTGGATACTCAGATACGTTAATACAACAAGCTCTCAGTTCAGGTTTAACGATGGAATATGTTGCTGAAGCAATTATAAATGAAACAAATTCGGCAAGAAATCTTAATACAAAAATAATACCTTGGTCAGTGAGTGTTAAAACACCTGCGGGTAAATTTTGGTATCAAATACCATCAAGTGGTAGTTTGTTTAATCAAACAAAATTGGAATGTTTTAAAAAGACATCAACAAATGGAATTTCATCAGTTGTAATTCCAGTTACTGGTAATACTGCAATTCATAATGGTGCTGTAAGGACTTTTTGGACTGCACCAAATTATGGTTATTTCGACAATAACAAACTTACCAAACCTTCATACGATTCATATTTAAAATATATAAATCCTTCGAGCGATGACCAAGAAAACTTTAGTTTTAGTCCATTAACTCCATCGAAGATTGAGGAACTTTTATCAATTTTTCCCAAAGATGTTTTAGATGGATTTGAAACTGAGTTTTTAAAGTTTTCACGTTCTGTTTATGATATTGAAAGTGATGGGTCAACTAATATTCCTGGTGGTATTAATGAAATACCATCTAAAGCTGCGTTTAAAAACTTCCAAGCTTTAATGAGGGATATGATGAAAATACCAGTTATAACTGGTAACACTGGAGAAGAAATTGTCTCAAGTGTTCAAACAAATCAATTTGAAAAAATAAATTCATATCTTTCAGATTTCCTAATTTATGACATATACTTCAAGTTTGGTAATCCATCAAACTATGATAGAAAGTTATTTTTAACTTTTTCTAACGAAGAAGTGGTTGACCCCATCGTTTGGGAAAAGTATCAAATCATAACACCTAATAGTGTACCTGTAAATGGAAACCCAACTTTGTTATTTTCAGAGGTTAATTATCCTAATGTTTGGAAGGCTTTGAGAACCTATGTGGGATTTTCAACAATACAAGATATAAGTTATAAAAATAGTGGTTCATATATCACTGATTTCTTTGTTGATTTTAATGTTGCGTTTACGGAAGATAATGTTAAATCTTTTGCTCAAATTATCAAAATTTACGCAACTCAGAAACTAAATCAGTTTCAAGTAAATCAAATTGAACCACCTCAGTCACCACCAACACAACCAACTCAGATTGTAGGTATAACTTATCTCAAAAACTTATTTACAATTAACATAGAATACTATGATGGTAAATATAGAACAGTTTATAAGAACTCTGGTGGGACACCTCTATTTGAAAGTAAGTATGAAAGTATTCCACTTTCATTGAGAGCAGCAAACAATTTTAATGTAACTGCAACAACAAATGTTTATTATTCGGCAATAACTAATCAAGTTATTGAAACTGCATATAATTCATTATCTAATAATCCTAATGACCCGCAATATATTGTAAGACAAGAATTTGTTGAACCACAAACTTATACACCAACACCAAACACCACACAACAGAAAGGTAAAAATGCTTTTCAAACTGCTATGTCATCCTACTTGTCTCAAGTGGATAACTTTAGAGATAAGATTGTTAACAATTTGATACCAAAATTACAAAAATCTTTGGCCAATGTTAATATGACAGTTGAAGAACAGAAACCATCGAAGTTGACTGGTGAACCACAACCTAAAGTTGAATTATGGGAATCATTTAAAGCATTAAATGATAAATGGATTTCTGGTAACGATTATAAAACTAAAACATTATTTGAGGATGTTTTATTATTGGATAGGGCAAATAAAAACATTGGGGAAGAAGTATTAATTGATATATTTTCAATAAGTGACCAAATTACAAACATAAATGCTTCGGCTAGTTTGTATTCTTACGTTACGGGTATATTACAATTAAATCATTTTGTTGTACTTACAATACCTAACTACATCAATTTTTACAATGTACAAGATGCGGTAAAAGACCCTAAACCAAGATTGGAAGATACTACAGAGTTTGCAAATACACTTTTCGGAACATTTTTAAATGTAGATTATAGAGAATCAACAGCTAAAATGGTTTGTACTTACGCAGGTAAAGCTAGTGAACAACCTGATGTTAAAAGTGTTGACTTCAGATTTAGAAGTGATTCATTTGATTTGACTAGAGCAAGTGATAATCCCTTGGTTGAAAATCAAGTTGGTAAAAAAGATTGGGATAAATCAAATAGAGTAGTTGGATTTAATGTTGATATCGGTCCTCAAAATCAGGGTGTATTTAAAAACTTTAGTGTTGGTCAAAATTCATCTTTAGCAACATCAGAATCACTTCAGATTTTAAACCAAATGGCAAATCAAGGTGGAAACAGAGGTGGTGCAACACAAAGTGTATCCTTATATAATTTATATAAGAACAGAAGTTATACTTGTAATGTTGATATGTTGGGAAATGCTTTAATACAACCAACAATGTACTTTAATTTGAGAAATGTCCCAATGTTTAGTGGTTCATATTATATTACATCAGTATCTCACCAAATTACTGACTCTTCTTTTGAAACTAGTTTTGAAGGTGTTAGACAACCAGTACCAAATTTACCCAAGATTGATAATTACATACAAAATCTTAGAGCTAACTTGGTGAGTAAAATTACTGAATTGATTAAACAACAAAGTACTACTACATCTGGACAAGCTAATACAAATGTAAATAGTGTTACAAATAATGTAACTAAAAACATTGGAAACGCTGCTGCAATAGAAGTACCTAAAACCACAAACGAAACTTGTAAACCAATCACAAATTATAGTAATTATTCAAATGATTCGAATCCATTGATTTTAGAAATAACTTACAAATCTTTATTTGATGAAATAAGATTACAAAGTCAAAACTTGGGTTTAAATAATCAAAAAACAAAAGAAATGATTATTTTGATTTTTTATTGGTCGTTTGTATATTCATATGATGGTAAAGATAAGTTAAAAGTATTTGGTAACAATCCTGGGTTGATTTCAATAGACCAATACTGGGGTACAATTGGAAATCAAAAATATTTCTGTACTACCACAACAAATACAATACCTTACGTTGAATTCAATTCGATTACTGATTACGTTGTATTTTTAATTAACAGATGGAAAGACAGAGTACCAAGTATTTTGTCATCACAAATTATAAAGGTTATTGGTGAAACAACAACAAATACCCCAAGTATTGAAGGATTTGGAAGTTTACAAGAAGCTGGAAATTTATCAAAAGAGATTATAAAATTTTGTTATACTAATTCTTTTTCCGAGAGTCAGTCAGTTGGATTGGAAAGTTACAACAAAATAGTCAAAAGTTCAGATTATTTTACTTATAGCAGTTTATTAGGTACGTCTTTCATTATTACTTGGACACTAATTAAAGATACCAACATATAAATTTTTTTATTAAAACTTTATATTTATATAAAAACTAACAATATGAGTGTAAAATTAATTTTAGATAATTACTTAGGTAAAAATACTAGAACCTCTGAAAAAGATATGGGGGATGGTACTAAACAAGTTTGTGATTTAGACACTGGTGAATGTTACACAGTGAGAATGAAAGATGGTCTTATTGAAAGAGTTGATAATACAATGAGAACTCATAAAAAAATTCAAGTTGAAACAACAACAGGAATAAAACAACTATTAAATGGTTAATAATGAAAACTGACTTAAGAATTTTAGAAGAACTAAAGAGATATAATCAAATTAATAAATACATAAACGAACAAGAACTACCACCAGCACCAGGAGGAGAAGTTCCACCAGTACCTGGAGGGGAAATACCACCAGCACCAGGGGGAGAAGTTCCACCAGCAGGTGATGTTCCAGCTCCAGCTCCTGATACTGCAGCAGGAGCACCTGCACCACCAACAGCACCACTACCTGAACCAATTGACACAGAGTCCGACCCTGATGTTGAAAAATTAGGAGACGAAAAGAAAAAAGGTGATAAGGAAGAAATTGAAGTCACTGATTTAGTTAAAGGACAAAAATCTGTTGAAGAAAAACAAGATGAATATTTCGAAAGTTTATTCAACCATCTCAATGATTTGGAATCCAAATTAAATGCTATGGATGGTATATTAGATAGATTAAATTCTATTGAAACTAAAATTGAAAAATACAGAGTTAAAACACCTGAAGAAAAATTAGAACTTAGAACTTTAGATTCAGGTCCTTTTAACCAAAAATTAAGTAAGTTTTTTGAAGACAAGGAGGAGGAAATGGAAGCGAGTGGAAAAAATGAATATGTTTTAACCACAGACGAAGTTGAAAGTTATTCACCTAATGAAATTAAAAGAAGTTTCAGAGATTTTGGTGATACTGAGATGACTCCTGAAAATGACGTAAGTAAATTCAAAAAAATATATTAGAACTTAATTTGACAAACCCACGGCTGACACTTACTATTGTGTATAATATTTCTTAACAAAAAACTTTTTAAACATTATGGCGACAAATCCATTAGATGCTATTTTAGCTCAGTACGAACAATCACAAAAATCAGGTAGCAATACCAACAAAATGTCTCAAGATGAGAGAATGAAGAAATACTTCGCAGCTCTTCTTAAGGACAATGAAAAACAAGGACAAAAAAGATTAAGAATCCTTCCAACTACAGATGGAAGCTCACCTTTCAAAGAGGTGTGGTTTCACGAAATCCAAGTAGATGGTAAATGGCAAAAGTTCTATGACCCAGGTAAAAATGATAATGAGCGTTCTCCACTTACAGAAGTATATGAAGAACTTATGTCAACTGGTAGAGATGCCGACAAAGAACTTGCAAAACAATACAAACCTCGTAAATTTTACATTGTTAAACTTATCGACAGAGATAATGAAAACGATGGAGTTAAGTTTTGGAGATTCAAACACAACTACAAAAACGAAGGTATCTTAGATAAACTTATTCCTATCTTTAGAGCAAAAGGTGATGTAACCGATTCTCAAAAAGGTAGAGATATTATCTTAGAGATGACCAAAGCAAAAACCCCAAAGGGTGCAACATATACAGTTATTCAAACTATTATGTATGATGACCCAGCTCCACTCCACGAAAACAAAGAAACAGCTGAAGGTTGGTTGAATGATGAACTATCTTGGGCTGATGTTTACTCTAAAAAACCAGTAGAATACTTGGAAGCTATTGCCAAAGGTGAAACACCAAGATGGGATAGTGAAAAGGGTGGTTATGTTTATAGTAACTCAGATTCAGGTGAAGTTG